TAGTAGATGAACAAAAATACTTGATATTCTTGTTGAGATTTCAATGAGGACGTCAAACTGGGAACACATTAAACCTGGATGGCATGAACTAGTTATTGTACTTAATGAAGTAGATCAGCAAGCACAACGAATAGAGATAGTAGATTGGATACTTACAAACATACAAAAACCAGATAGACATTGTTTGTATACCTGGGAATATGCTGAATTTAGAATTAAATTTAGATACGAGCGTGATTACATTCTTGCAAGATTAAGGTGGTAAAACTATGGCAATTCTAAAAACCGGATCATATTCTCCTGCATATCCTAGTATGCTAGACCAGTTGTGCAAGGATACAAAATATAAATCAGGTGTCAAAACAGTATACAACAGAGATTGTAGATATCATAAAGAAGATCCTTCTGTTATAGTAAAATGGATGAGAAGAAATTTCGGTGAAAGACATCATGGTTGGGACTTCTCCTTAGTTGGAGGATGTGTTACAATAGAGTTGTGGGATGATAAATTTATAACAATGTATGAAATGTGGCATATGTGATGACTGATCTTTGTGATGTGCGGATAGTAGGTAATAAAAGTAAAAAGTATGCAGTTACTTGGAATAAGCATATTACTGGATTGGATGTTTATAGCCCCAAGGTACATCTACTGCTTAAGATGATATTAGATGATGTTAAATCATATGAAGTTGGTATTATATTAAGTGACAATAATGTATTGTGGTTAAGTTCATATCTGCGAAGCACCTTGAGCGATAATACACTAAAAGAATACCTTGAGCGAGTTGCTAGGGTTTATGACGAGACTCAAATACTAGGTGCTATATTTGATAACACCAATGACGTAGATGTTTTCACTAAACGCCTTGAACAAAAGTACATATGGCATATACTAAAGAAATGAGAAAATAATGGCAGATATTATGATAGACATTGAATCACTAGATACAACACCAGATTGTGTGATTCTTACAATTGGTGCAGTGTTGTTTGACCCGCGTGGTCAGGGAATTATTAGCAAGATTGAAATTAGACCTACGATTGAAGATCAAACAGAGATTTACAATCGTAGTGTCAATGATGCAACTGTAGATTGGTGGGGTAAACAAAGCCCAGAAGCTATTGAAGAAGCTATGGGTGATCGTGATCGTGTATCATTTAGTGATGCAATGAAACAACTGTATGACTTTTGTTGGAATCATGGTAAGCCATGGAGTCATGGCGCTCCATTTGACATTGTAGTTATGGAACATGCTTGGCGACAGCTTGGTCAATTGCCACCGTGGCCTTTTTGGGATGTCAGAGATACACGGACATTATTTGATGTTACGGGTGTTAGCCTTAAAGACGGTAATCATGTTACGACACACAAGGCAGTAGAAGATGCTGAAAGACAAGCAATTGTAGTGCAGCAAGCATACATGAAGTTAATGAAAGCAGGATTGGTTCAACCACGATGAGAATAGATTCAGACGTTGACATTGATTTTGCCGATAGATCAAAAATATTACAGTGTATAAAATACACAAGCGCGGCAATGCGTAATGTTAATCCTATTCGCAAACATGCAACTGGTGTATATGTTACCCCTATTCCCTATGACCCTATCAATGACATAGCTAGTATTGATTATACAGTAGCAGAAAAGCGCGGATACTTTAAACTAGACTTATTGAATGTTCATGTCTATGAGAATGTCAGAGATGAAACCCATCTCAATGAATTAATGGTTGAACCTGATTGGAGTAAACTTAATGATAAATCTTTTGTTGAGAAACTAATTCATTTGAATAATCAGTATTACAACTTAGTGAAGATGCCAGAACCCATAGATAGCATTCCAAGATTAGCAATGTTTCTAGCAGTTATTCGTCCTGGCAAAAAGCATTTAATCGGAAAAACTTGGAGTGAGATTAGTAAAACAGTGTGGGATAAGGGAACTGACGGTTACATATTCAAAAAAAGTCATTCAATTTCCTATTCTTGGCTTGTTGCGGTACATATTAATCTATTAGGAGAAACTACGGTAATCGTTTAATTAAATCTCTTTTCCTTTGTGCAGCTACCCGTACCGCTTCTCCTAATCTAGCTGAATGTTCTGGTGTCCTAGGTGGTTTAGGCTTTCTTAACTTTATCTTCTGCTCTTCGGACATTTTTTTGCCTTTGTTAGAGGGTATATTTCCCATACTTGCCATAGACTTTTTTCGCCGAGTCTCATCGGAATCAGGAGCCCTGTTTTGCTGCGCTAGGCTCATCTTTGCTTTTGTCTCATCTGAATGGGTTTTTCTAGGTTTGCCTTTTTGTGCTTCACTTATTTTCAATCTAGTTTCTGCTGACACTTCTCTACCCATCATTGAAATACTCACCTTTGCGCCATGTGATTCTCTCCATTCTTTGGATCTTACTACACCGGTAATTCCATCGCCACCGTCTGTTTGATTATGTAAAATACCAGTACTTAAATCTTTGCGGCCGAACCACCTTATATATCGGCGCTCTAGTGCAAATGCCCCTACCTCTGAGAGGTTAGTTTCTATTAATACTACATATTTTTTATTTCTTGGGCCGCCTTTTCTATAAGCCCGCTTAGAGGACCCTTTACCCACATAATAAGGTGTTCCGGCTAAGCCAGTAACTGATGATTTTGAACGAATCCAGAAGTACACATAAAAGCGATACTGGTCCGTAGATGAATAAATACTCATGCTGATTGCTCCCTTAAAGCGTTAGAGTAGTTGGGATTTCTCAGGTCCGCGAACTACACTTTTATTTATCTTATGTCAGTCTTTTCACGAGAGTTATGGATCTTCTTTTTGAGCGGCGTTTACCCAAATCACTCATACTACATATTGGTCCATGAACTACAATTAGACTTTTGTTATTGAAAGTCCTAATATAGGGTTTAAAAGGCATCCAATCTTCCTTTAGGAACAAATTAATTGGGATAAGACGATTTGATTCCCACCACCAAATTTCTCCTAGTTCTAAGAACTTTTCTTTTATAATGCTGTCTGTAATAGCACCGTAATCGTATATAGTAGTAACCATGTCATCACGGTTTTGAACAATTCCAACGTAATCTTGACTGGCATAGGAGCAAACGGTGATAAACGGGTGTAGTTCTGTAAGTCTTCTGAAGAATTCGTTTTGAATCATTATTTTATTTAACTGTTTATTTATCGGGTAACCAAAGTTATTCAAATTAATATATTAGACTAAATATGTGATAGGAGCCTACATTTGTGTATTCAACATCAGTATTTTATTACCTTCAGCGCAACATTGTTGTGCTATTGTCAGGCTATTCACCAAGGAAATACATGCCTCAATACGCCAAACCCCTAACCCTACATAAGGGTGTGGATAATCAAATCCAATTTCAGTTCATAAATCAAGAGCAAAAACCTATAGACATTACAGGAAAAAATATAACTTGTAGGATTCTAAACTATGAGGGAAATACAATTCTGATACAAAAGTCATTAACCTTACAGTTTGCTCCTACTGGAATATGTGCTTTATTTTTAAATGCCGCAGACCTTGAGAATATTGAAGCTCAAAAATGTTACTATACACTAGAAATTCCAGTCAATGAGTTTGACTTTCCTGTATTTGTAGATCAAAATGCTGGTGCAAGGGGTGTAATGAATATTGTTAACTCAGTATTACCTAACTTTGTCCCATCATACAGTATCACTATTCCAACTGGACAGGCATTCCCTAATAGTCCAAATGCCAATGGAAGTAGCATCACATACACTACAAGCGTATTAAGTACTAATAACAACCCAATACTAACTATCCAAACTGAATACATTGAGTTTTACGGAAACACAACCATTCAAGGCAGTAGTATTGTAGATAATGATTGGTATGATATTGTAACTACTACAGAATCATCTAATGTTACACAAACGGTTGGGTATGTGATACAAGGATTCCATCCTTATGTACGTATGCAATTCACTAGCAATGCGGGTGCAGTAACCAATATATTGACCAGATAATTTGATTTAACAGTTCTATTGTGTTATACTCAATAGATGTTTGATATCCTGTCTATATTACCCGGTAAAAAGAAACAAACAAGTTCAGGTTGGACTAGCTTTAACGCTATTTGCTGTACCCACTTTGGGCATAGACAAGACAAACGAATGCGCGGAGGCATTAAGTTTGACGGGAATAATTGGTCAATGCATTGCTTCAATTGCCAATTTAAATGTAATTTTGTATTGGGTAGAAGTATAACTACTAAAACACAAAATCTATTGGTATGGTGCGGAATAGATGTTCAGCAAGTTAAGCGATGGAGTTTGGAAAGTCTACAGCAAAAAGACTTGATTGACTTTACTCAACCAAAAAAATTAAAAGTAAAAATAAAATTCAATGACCATACCTTACCTGATGGTGAGATTGTAGATAGTAATAATCCATTGCACAAAGTATATGTAGAATATCTGCAAGGTAGGAAGATAGATAGTAATAGTTATCCCTTCTTAATCACACCCAATGAAACAGGTAGGATGGCAAATAGGGTAATCATCCCTTATACTTATAATAATAAGATTGTAGGGCATACAAGTAGATTCTTAGATAATAAGATTCCCAAGTATATCAACGAACAACAACCTGGTTATGTTTTTAATATAGATATTCAAAAACCTGAATGGCAAGTATGTATTGTGACTGAAGGCATATTTGATGCACTAAGTATTGACGGTGTAGCATTAATGCATAATGATATAAGTAGTGATCAAGCATTGTTATTAAGTACATTGAATAAAAAACTTATACTAGTTCCAGATAGAGATAGTACAGGACTAGCATTATGTGATAAGGCGTTAGAGTTGGGTTATAGTGTAAGTTTACCTGATTGGGATGATGATATAAAAGACGTAAATGATGCAGTAATTAAATATGGTAAACTACCGACGTTGTTAAGTATATTACAAAGTGCAACAAATAGTAAAATTAAAATAGAAATGAAGAGGAAGAAAATTGGCAAAGCAGGAAACTAAAAAGCAGTTGGATTATACACCCGATGTTCAGAAATTATTTCTGAGGATGATGATAACAAATGCAGAGTTATATACCCGTGTTATGAACATTATGAATAGTGAGAACTTTGATCGTTCTCTTAGGCCAGTGGCTGAGTTGTATAAAACACATACAGACAAGTATAGGGTATTACCGGACTCAACACAAATCAAGGCAACAACTGGTATAGATATTGATCCTATTCCAGAATTAAATGATGGACATTTTGAATGGTTCTTTGATGAATTTGAATCATTCACTAAGAGGCAAGAACTAGAACGAGCGATTCTCAAGGCAGCAGACTTATTAGAGAAAGGTGAGTTTGAACCAGTTGAGAAACTAATCAAAGATGCGGTGCAGATTAGTTTACAAAAAGACATGGGTACTGATTACTTTGCTGATCCTAAAGGTCGTATCAACAAGTATTTTAATTCAGGTGGGCAAGTATCTACTGGTTGGCCACAGATGGATAGGATACTATATGGTGGCATGAGTCGTGGAGAATTAAATATTTTTGCAGGTGGTAGTGGTTCAGGTAAATCATTAGTAATGATGAACATTGCACTAAATTGGTTGCAAGCTGGTATGAGTGGGGTATATATCACATTAGAATTGAGTGAAGAATTAACAAGTTTGCGTACAGATGCAATGTTGACCATGATGGGTACAAAGGCGATTCGCAAAGATATTGATACAACCGAACTACGTGTCAAGATGGCAGGCAAGAAAGCTGGTAAGTATCGTGTCAAGAATTTACCTGCTCAGAGTAATGTAAACGATATCCGTGCTTATTTAAAAGAGGTACAGATTCAAACTGGTATTAAGATTGATTTTGTAATGGTTGATTATCTTGACTTAGTTATGCCAGTATCGGTCAAAGTCAATCCAAATGATCAGTTTATTAAAGACAAGTATGTAGCTGAGGAATTGCGTAATGTAAGCAAAGAACTTAATATATTATTAGTTACAGCAAGTCAGTTGAATC